TCAATCTCAACAAGGATATAATGATGATTTGGTTATGGCATTTGCAATTACATTGTGGTTACGAGATACTGCATTAAAATTACGTCAACAAGGAATAGATTTAAGTAAGCGAGCATTATCACAATTTCAAAAAACATCTCCGGTTATATATACAGGAAAATCTAATAATCAAGATACCGGTTGGGGTTGGAATCCTGGGGACGGTGATCAGAGTTTAACGTGGTTGATATAAAAAATACCCACTGTTCTATGAATAGCCATATTTATTATTAAAAAAAGAAAATATGGCGTCACTAAGAAAACGTTTACAAAATTTATTTAGTACCAATGTAATTGTTAGAGCATATGGTAAAGATCAATTACGCGTAGTAGATACAAACCGATTACAAAGTGTTGGTAACTTAGGAATGAGTAAAGTAGCAGACCGCTATACTCGTTTACACGGAGCCAATAAACACCGTGTCGGTGGTATGGGTGGTTATGATTCTAATTACTATATGCATCAAAATCGTATGCAGCTATACGCTGATTATGAAATGATGGATAAAGATCCTATTATATCTTCAGCATTAGATATATATTCTGATGAATCTACATTGGCAGATCAATTCGGCGATATATTAACTATTCGTGCTAATAATACTCAAATACAAAAAATACTTTACAATTTATTTTATGATATCTTAAACATAGATTTTAATTTATGGACATGGATTCGTAACATGACTAAATATGGTGATTTCTTTTTAAAATTAGATATTGCTGAGGAAGTTGGAGTATTAAATGCTCGTCCATTTTCTAGTTACGAAATGGAACGTTGGGAAGAATACAACGAATCTACAGGTGAATATGAAATTAAATTCAAAAATGTAGCTTCAGATCAAATGGAATATCCAGTATTCGAAGTTGCACATTTCCGTATGTTATCTGATTCTAACTTTTTACCATATGGTAGATCTATGTTAGAAGGAGCTCGTAAAGAATTTCAAAAATTAATGATGATGGAAGATGCAATGCTTATTCATCGTATAATGAGAGCACCAGAAAAACGTATTTTTAAAATTGATATTGGTAATATTCCACCAAATGAAGTTGATAGCTTCATGGAACAAATTATCAATAAAATGAAAAAGATTCCACATATAGATCCACAAACAGGAAATTATAATCTTAAATTTAATATTAACAACATGTTAGAAGATTATTATTTACCAGTACGTGGAGGTCAATCTTCAACTACTATTGACACATTACCGGGTATGACATTTACGGGTATGGATGATATTGAGTATATCAAACATAAAATGATGGCAGCTTTAAAAATACCTAAACCGTTTTTAGGATATGATGAAGGGGTTGAAGGTAAATCTACATTAGCATCAATGGATATTCGTTTTGCTAGAACAATTGAACGTATTCAAAAAATTGTAGTATCTGAATTAACTAAAATTGCAATTGTACATTTGTATTCACAAGGTTTTGAGAATGAAGATTTAGTTGGATTTGAATTAGAATTAACAGCTCCATCTATTATTTATGATCAACAAAAAGTTGCATTAATGAATGAAAAAATTCAATTAGCTGTTGCAATGAAAGATTCTAAATTAGTATCTGATAGATACATATATGAATACATTTTCAATATGTCAGAAGATCAGTGGTTACAAGAGCGTAATGATGTAATTGAAGATCTGAAAATGAGATTCCGTCAAAACCAAATTGAAACAGAAGGAAATGATCCTGCAATAACAGGTATATCATATGGTACTCCACATGATTTAGCAACAGTTCATATGTCTAGCAATGATGTAGAAGAAAAAGATAAAGGTGGGAGACCTGAAGAAGGAATTAAATTTGGTCAACATAAGAATGCATTCGGGTGGGATCCAACTGGTATGAAACAGATTAAACAGTCATTTAATCCTGAGAATCAAAAGTCAACTTTTCAACCCGATCCTAATGCGAGAAAAGGTGCAAATAACATTGCCACTGAAAATCACAATATTTTAAAATACTTAAACAAAAAATCACCAAAATTAATATTCGAGTCTATAAAATCTAAGAAAACTATCTCAGATATACAAGATTCTGGTACAATGTTAGATGAAAACAACATTTTATAATTATAAACATATTTATTTTAAAATAAGGCACTGCACACAACATGAAAAAATTAAAGCATTCGAAATATAAGAATACGGGTATTTTATTTGAAATGTTAGTTAGAAAATTAACGTCTGAAACATTAACTTCGAATAAATCAGTAACTATTGATATTATTAAAAATTATTTCGGTAAGAATACTGAATTATCAAAAGAATTGCAATTATATAATGCATTGTTAAAAGAGCAATTTAGAAGTGAAGCACAAGCACTTGATTATATTCGTACGGTAAAATCTGCATATGGTAAATTAAACCAAAGTACATTAAAACGTCAAAAATATAATTTAGTAAAAGAGATTTCAGAAAAATTTGTATTTGATGATATGGCTAAGATGCATATATCTAATTATAAAGCATTAGCATCTATTTATATGTTATTTGAGTATGATGAAACTGATAACCCTAAACAAATAATGGAATGTAAAGTTCATATTATTGAACACGGATTAATTACAGAACGCAAAAAACCATATGTTGATCCATTAGTTGAAGCATTTTCATCGCAACCAAAAGATATGCGTTTATTATCATATAAATTATTAGTTGATAAATTTAATGAAAAATATTCGGTATTAGATGAATCTCAAAAACAATTATTGAATAAATATATTACACACGTTAATGATACTGCAGAATTACGTTCATATATTAAAACAATAATACCAGGTATTAAAAAGCAGTTAGCTGAACAAGCAAAATTAATTGACGATAAAGTTACTAAAATTAAAGTAGCAAAACTTTCAGAAATGTTATGTAATGTTGAAACTATGAAAACAATTAAAGAATCTCATATACTTTCATTGTTAAGATATTTCGATTTAGTACGTGAATTAAAGGAGATGCATTAATGAAATCATTTTTATTAGAAATGGAAAAGAAATTCATCGAATTAGAAGAAGAAAATATTGAGGTAGATAATACCACAAAATCAACACCTGAAGATGAATTAGAAGAACAAAATACAACAGCAGCAGTTGCTGGATATAATGTTCCGGGTGCATTTACATCTGAAAAGAATTTTAAAAAGAAAAAATTTAATTATTCTGGCGCGGTAGAAGAAGCATTAGAAAAAAAGTACGAACAACTTATAGAAGGATATCGTGATTTTAAATCTGGTGACGTTAAGCCATCTAGCAAAGTTAAATCAACTATACAAGAAATTGCTAAGAAGCTTCAAGAGATTGAAACATTAGTACAATATAATAGTAAACTTAAAACAGAATCTGGAGTAACATCGTCTGCATACGGACCAGCAACACAAAAAGCATTGTCAAAAATATCAGAGCGATTAATTAAAATATCAGAGCGTGTAAGATCATTAGGAGAATAAAACAATGTCAAAACAACAATTAGTAGAATATATGCCATTTATTCCAATTGGTTCATTAAATGAATCAAATGGTGCTGCATATGGAATACCAGGTGGGTTTGTTGTGCAAGGCGTATTACAACGAGCTGGCTCAAAAAATCAAAATGGTAGAGTATATCCTAAACATATATTAGAACGCGAATGTAAGAAATATCAAGCAGAGTTTATAGATCAACACAGAGCATTAGGTGAATTAGATCACCCTGAATCTTCTGTAGTTAACTTAAACAATGTATCTCACAATGTTTTAAAAATATGGTGGGATGGTGATGATTTAAAAGGAGCTGTTCAGATATTAGAAACTCCATCAGGTAACATTTTAAAAGCATTGTTCAAAGCCGGTATAACATTAGGTATATCATCTCGTGGATTAGGTTCTGTTAAAGAATTAAGAAATGAAGGAACGGTTGAGGTACAAGAAGATTTTGAATTAATCTGTTGGGACTTTGTATCTAATCCATCGACACACGGTGCATTTATGAGACCAACTCATATGCATGAATCAGTAAATAAAACATCAACAACAAATAAATACTCAAAAGTTAATAGTATTATCACATCTATTTTATGTGATGATGGAAAATGTAGGATATAATATGGACACACCAAATTTAAAACGTATATTAGAAACAATATTAGATGACCAACCAAAGCCAATGTCAATTGACGAAAAAAGAGAATTCGTTAATGCAGTTAAGAATTTTTCAGCATTAGGCGAATCTGTATATGGTAAAGGTGATTTAGATTCTATATGTGAACGAGTAAAAACAATTGTTGATAAAGCTGAGAAGATTATGACTGAAAGTGATGATTGGTTTTCAGATGTAGCACATAAAAAGAACTTTAAACGTATTCAGGAAGACTACTCGATGTTCGAGGCCACTGCTCGTGAAATGAAGCAGTTACAAGAGCGTTTAAGCATGGCATACGAGAATATTGGACAAGGTTTAAGTCGTTATTACGATGTTCAATAATTTGGATTTTTGAAAAAAAATACTTATATTAAAGGTATATAAATGAATACAATTAAAAAACTATATAGAGAATTTTTTGGATTACAAGAACAAAGTGAGAAATCGCAGTCAATGTTCCATGTATCTGATGATGATGTAACAAATATGCAAAAAATGGCAAATGCGGCTAAACAATTAAAAACTGCATTAGGCGAAGAAGAAATAATTGACGAAGCTGAATTATTAAATCGTATGGGTGATTATAAAGGTGGAGTTGAATATGTAGTATTTGATCCAGCTCAAGCAAAAGCAACAGCAGCAGATATTAGTCAATGGGCTCAAAAAAAAGGTTTTACTATAGTACAACAAACAATATCGCCTTCTGGTAAAGTTGGTTATTTTTATTTTAGATTAGGAGAAAATCCATATAAAGAATCAAAAAGAATTCAAGGGTATATTTCACAATTACCAATGATTAAACATTTTAGATTCAATGTGAAGAATCAAGAAACTCCAGGACAACCTAAACAAAGAGAAATTTAAACACACATAAATAAGTTATATGAATAAAAAACAAAAACAACATCAATCAGTAGTAGCAGGTAATGCTATGGCAGTTAGAGTAATTGGCAATGCAAAAGAAGACGTAGGCTATGCAATTAAATCATGGAAACGTAAAGTAAAATCTTCAGGTATTCTCGAAGCAGTAAAAGATCGCAAAGAATACACAAAGCCATGTGTTAAGAGACGTAAGGAAATTCAGCACGCGTCATTTATGCAATATGTAAGAGATTTACATAGTAAATAAAAAAACTCTCACATATATATAAAGTCTTAAATTAAGCCCCTTCTTAAAAAGTTGGGGCTTTTTTACTGGTTTTTCAAACATAGCTATATTTATATTAGAATACGTTATTTTATTCTATATAGCGTTTATATACAAAAAAAAAATATTCTATTAAGATTTTTAAATAATCTTACTTCCAAACAAAAACAAATTAAGGAGAAAAACTTATGGCAAAATCAGATTTGCTAAAAGAAGCAATCGCTGACGCTCGTGCTGTAAAAGAAACTGCATTAGCTAATGCTAAAATTGCGTTACAAGAAGCATTTGCTCCAAGAATCCAAAGCATGTTATCTGCTAAACTTTCTGAAGAATTAGAAGATGAAGAATTACCTGCTGACGATACTATGGGTGCTGATGTAGATTTAGAAGCTGGAAATCAAGAATTACCAGTTGACGGTGAAATGGGTGCTGATGTTGGTGATTTATCAATCGACGTAGACAACAATGGTGAATTTGATGAATTTGATATTTTTTCAAAAGAACCAATGGCTGACGTAGAAGATGAAATGGGTGCACCAGCTGAAGAAGAGCCAATGGATATGAACCCAGAAGATGAATATAACGAAGGTTATGATCATGATGAGTTAAATCTAGAAGCTATTATTCGTGAATTAGAAGGTGACGTTGATAACGAAATGCCAGACGATTTAGGATTAGAATCAGAACCAGCTGACGAAATGGATGATATGAATATCGATGAGATTATTGAATCTATTCTTCGTGAAGATGAATTTTCTGCAGAACAAGATGTTGATGTTCCGTCAAAAGACGAAGATGGTATCGTATCTGATTTGAAAAATGAAGTAGCTGAAAAAGAAGAAGAACTTCAAGAAGCATATAAAACAGTTCACCAACTTAAATCTATTATCAATGAAGTTAACTTGTTAAACGCTAAATTGCTTTACACAAACAAATTGTTCCGTAACTTCGAATTGAACGAATCACAAAAAATGAAAGTGATTGAGAATTTCGATAGAGCAGGAAACACAAGAGAAGTAAAATTAGTATTTACAACATTAGCTGAAAGCTTTAATCGTCCAACTACTAAGAAACGTGTTGTTAAGGAATCATATGCGTCTAAAGCGACTGCAACGACAAAACCTAGCACACCAATCATTACAGAAGGATTTGATCAAGCTGAAAGATGGAAAAAATTAGCAGGATTGCTATAATTATTTAAAAAAGGAAAATAAAAGATGAGTATTTCAAACTTATTACAAACTAATGACTTTGTACAAAGAAATCAAGCAAAAGCATTAGTATCAAAATGGCAAAAAACAGGTCTATTAGAAGGTTTAAAAACTGAGACTGAAAAAGCTGGTATGTCTCAATTGTTAGAGAACCAAGCAAGACAATTAGTAAAAGAAGCTACTTCAACTGGTACAACTGCTGGATCTGAAGAGTGGGCGGGTGTTGCTTTACCATTAGTAAGAAGAATTTTCGCTGAATTTGCAGCAAAAGAATTCGTATCAGTTCAACCAATGAATTTACCTTCTGGACTTGTATTTTATTTAGATTTTAAATATGGTACAGCTCAACCAGGATTTGACAATGATAATAACGACAGAACAGGTTTACCATTCGGTTCAACGAATGCTGATGACTCTTTATTCGGTGTTACATCAACTGACGGTGATCCAACGGGTGGTTTATATGGTGCAGGACGTTTTGGTTATTCAATCAACAACACAACAACGTTAAACTTATCTGCAGTAACTACTACAGCATCAATTACGAATGCAGCAGATGTTAATTATGATTCAGTATATTCTGCATCATTATCATCATATAAAAAAGTAACTATTGCATTACCAACTGATGCTGATTTATATGCAGTAAGATCATTTACATTGTTATCTGGTTCAACTGAAGTTATTCCAGTACAAGCATTCTCTAGTATTGCAACTACTTACACTGCATCATTTATATTACCAACTGCTGACGCTGATAAAATCTTCGCTGCAAAAAGTGCATCTGCTGTGTATGTACAATATAGCAAACAACCTACTGATATTACTAGAGGTGATTTTGAAGATAAAAATCCATTTAAAGGATCTTCTGCTAACACAGGTATTAATACTGGTATCGATATTGATATCCCAGAAATTAACTTGGAAATGCAATCAGACCCAATCGTTGCTAAAACACGTAAGTTGAAAGCAGTTTGGACTCCTGAGTTTGCTCAAGATTTAAATGCTTACCATTCAATTGATGCTGAAGCTGAATTAACTTCAATGTTATCTGAGTATGTATCAATGGAAATTGATTTAGAGATCTTAGATATGTTGATTTCTGCAGCTCCAACAGTTGAATATTGGTCAGCTCAAAATAACAACATCTGGAATGGTGCTGGATTTACTCAAGCATCTGCAGTTTCTGGAGATGGATTCTATAACACTCAAGGTGGTTGGTTCCAAACTTTAGGTACTAAACTTCAAAAAGTATCTAACAAAATCCACCAAAAAACTTTAAGAGGTGGTGCTAACTTCTTAGTAACTTCTCCAGCAGTAGCAACAATCCTTGAGTCTATCCCAGGATTCGCAGCTGATACAGATGGTACTAAAATGGAATTTGCAGCAGGTGTACAAAAAATTGGTGCAATCAATAACCGTTACACAGTTTACAAAAATCCATACATGAAAGAAAATGTAATATTAATGGGATTCAGAGGAGCACAATTCCTTGAAACTGGAGCAGTTTTCTCTCCATATATTCCGTTAATCATGACTCCATTAG